AGGGTGCAGCGGGATCATCTGTAGGATCTGGCCGTTGGCCGCGAATATCTTCTTGGCGTAAGCATTGCCGCGCAGAGCCAAATGCCCCTGCATCATCTCGCGGAACTCGAACGGGGTCTGCCAGCCATTAGGCTGCTGACGCATGAGGCGCGCAGCCGGATGATCTGTGACCCGCTGCTTGCCACCATCGGCGCGGCGCTTATACAGGATCAGCGGCAAGTGCCCGACCGTCTCGGCCAGCACCTTCACGCATGCATAAACGACGGAGAGCCTGCGCGCCTGATCTGACGATACTTTGCCGTGGCTCGAGTTATACCCGAGCGGCTTATACCAGAAGTCATCTATCGGGCCGCGGTTGCCTTCCCCTTGCATCCGAAACATCAGCCGCCACCAGGTGCGCGGCCGCGGTTCATGCGCTCGGCGCCGTATACGGTGAAGGCGAGCACGAGCGCGCCAACCACGATGCCAGCTGCGCCATGGCTGAATTGCCAGACGCCGGCCGCGATGAGGCCAAGGCCGGCAGTCAGTGAGCAGTTGTATACGAGGCTGATCTTGCTGATTTTCATACCCAGACCAGTTCGTAGTCCTTGCCGATGATGGCGGTTTTATCGGAATCCGCCAGGGCGCGGCCCAGGGCGATGATGAGGGCCACGACGCCATCAATCTTGGATTCTTCGCTTTCCTTGCGCGGGTAGATGTTGTCCTTGGCGTCCAGCTTGGCCACCACGTTCGCCGCCATCCAGGAGAGGACGGGGTTATGCGGGTGCGCGAGCTTGCCCTGGAGCACCAGCGCTTCCAGCTGCTTCATGGGCTCGCTGAAGTTTCGGACGTTCTGCCCGACCTCGACCATGGGCAGGCCCTCGGCGAGCATGCGTGTAGCGAGTTGCGTGGCCTGCCAGGGGTCGAAGCCAATCTCTGCGATGCCGAAGACCTTGAAGCTTTTCAGGTCCTGCTCGATGAACTCGAAATCGATGACGTTGCCCGGCGTTAGGGTGATGAAACCCATCTTGGCCCAGGCGTCATAGTGGCCTGCGTTGGTGGTCGCCGCCGTCTCTACCCTGTCCTCGGGTAGATAAAACTTCGTATGCAGATGCCATAGCGGATCGTCCGCCACCGGCGGGAAAAGCAGATCCACCGCGGCGATGTCGATCTTGGACGCGAGGTCCATGCCGATGAAGCAGCGGCGGCCGACAAGTTCCTCAAGGCTCTTGGCCTTTGGGCAGGCGTTCCAGCGCACCATGTTCAGGAAGGCCTGACGTGCCCCCACCCAAGTATTCAGGTGCTTGGTACGGAAAGCGTTCTGCTTGCGGGCGCTCTGCTTTGCCTCGCGTTGACGCGAGAGCAGGAAGTCAGCGCCTACGCTGATATCAAAATTCGGGTTGGCCTTACGGAGCGCGGCCTCGGTGGTCCAGTCATCGCCTTCATCGATGGTGTAGATGATCGCGAACAACTCTGGGTTGTCCAGCCGGCCTTCTAACACTTCGATGGCATAGCGTCGCAGGTCGTAACACGGACCGCCGAGGTTATCCCCTGCCGTGGTGATGAACCATTGCAGCGGCTGCTCGCGGGCGCCCATGCCCGTCTCCATGGCATCGGCCTGTTCGCTGGTCTGATGCTCGTGGAACTCGTCGTGGATGGCGCAGCTGGGGCTGGCGCCATCACCGGGCTTGCCGATCAGCGGCTCGAATCGCGAACCGTTGGCCTGGATAGCCAGGTTCGACGCATTGGCCTCGATGCCGAAATATTCCTGAAGCGGCGCCGTCCGCTTGACCATGAGATGGGCGGGACGGAAGACCTCCCATGCCTGCTTCTCTGTGGTCGCGCCCGAGTAGACTTCGGCGCCGAATTCCTCATCCGCGCAAAACATATACAGGCCGAGCCCAGCGGATTCGCAGGACTTGCCGTTCTTGCGCGGGATCTCGTTGTAAGCCTTACGGAAGCGGCGCTTACCGTTGTCCGTACGCTTCCAACCAAAGACGGTTGAAAGCCTGAACTGCTGCCAAGGTTCGAGCTTGAGGCACTCTTGCTTAGATGCCCAGCGACCCTTGGTATGCGGCAGCTTCTCGATGAAGTTGCAGACTCGCTCAGCGGCTTTCTTATCGAAATAGTAGGGGTGGCCAAGTTTCTTGGCCTCACCCGCGCTCAGCGCCGGCCACCGTTTCCTGTCATCAATCTGTCGCTGGCACGCCAGTTTAGCGAAGCGGCAAGCAGGGATCTCGCCGCCGACCACATTATGCGCGTATTGGCTGGCAGGCGTCATGTGATTCCTGTTCACAGCCTCAACCCAGATTAGCGAACGGGTTCTTCTCCTTGCCCTTCGGAACGACGATCTTCGAGCGGTCTGACGGTGTGAGCCCGAAGCGGCCCATCAGGGATACCAACTGGCTCATCCTGGCGCCAGAGAACTCGGCATAGTCGGTACGGAACTCATTCAGCAGCCGCACCAGAGCCTCGAGGGCGATGCGGTCGCTGTTCCCTAGGACGCCAGGCGGGCAGATAGCCACAACCTCATCCCAGATGACGCGCAATTTAGCCGGAAGCGCCGATGGCGCTGGGCCAATCCCGCCGGTTGGAACCGGCTCAGACGGGCGCTTGCGCTGTGGATCCTTCTTGAACGCGCCTTTCAGTTCAAGGACGTTCGTAGGCTTGCGCGGGCGCGCCATATCAATGCTCGAAGTGGAGAGAATTCAACGGAGCTCCGCGCCAGCGGCGCGGCATGCTGTTTTCCCCGAGATTTCAAGCCTATTTCGCCGTTTTCTTCGGCGTTAAAACCTCAATGAAAACAACCAATTGCAAAACGTGAATTTTGCGGATACAAAAATTTGGCTACGCACGCGGTCGCGAAAGGCAAGCCGCCAGAGATTTTAACCGCCCTCCCCATCAGGCCGGCGTGGCAAGCCATGAGAAGCAAAGTCAGAGTCTTCACGCGCTGTCTTCTGCGAATGATGCGGCTTGCATAAGCCTTGATGGTTCTCTGAATCCCAGAAGAGATTCATATCGCCGCGATGAGGCTTGATATGGTCAACCTCAGTGGCGAGCCGTGTCACGCCAAGGCGTTCGCACTCTATACACAGTGGATGCCGTGCCAGAAATACCCTGCGGTATTGGCGCCATCGGTGTGTATAGCCACGTGAGTTAGCATTGCCACGATTCTTGTCTAATACAGCCTTGCGTTGCTGCTCGTCTTGCTGGACTAAGTGCTTGTGTGCGTTGCAATACTTACCATCTGTCAGCACACCGCAGCCTGGCTTACTACATGGCTTTGGTGCGCGGCAAGGCATCGATGAATCCGCCAGCCGCGATCACGCAAGCGCTCAGACCAGGACGGGGGATACGTCTCAGGTTCGGGCTGGCGAAAGGGAAAAGGGAAAAGGGAAAAGGGAAACCCGCCGAAGCTTTTGGCTTGGCGGGTCGGTTCAAAATTCTCGCAGCGTAGTTAAATACTAGCAGTTCAAATTACAATGTCAAGAGGTCGCCGCGTCTATCCATCCTTTGTCGAACTGTTCGATCAGCAGAGCAAGTGCAGGACGCGCCTCGGCGAGGATCTGGTTATACCGTTCCAGGCTACGACCCAGCAGAACTGCCATGCGACGCCGATGATCACCGGCGCGCTCACCAGCATGCGGGATAATGCGGCGCATGATGTACTGCCCGCGGTCTGAATCGAAGAGCGGCACGATCCAGAGATATTCGGCGCGAATGAACATTGGATAGGCTTCCCAGACCTTACTCATCTCGAAAACGGCTTGTTCCGTCAGCTCTTCCTCGCGATGAGTCTCTTCACGCAGAACCTTGGCATATGTGCTCTGGCGAGCTCTGGCCGTGCAGTTTCCGCCTGCAGCCCCATCAGTGAGCCTCAAGGATTGGATGCGCGCCAGCGTTGAGCTTCTGGGCAATGCTAGGCCTTCTAACGGTCGGCCTGATAGCTGCCATTTTGCCCAGCGCTCGAGACGCTGATCCAGCGCGCACCGCACATGCTCTCGCTGCTGGTTTCCTTCATCGGCAAAACGCCGTTGTGCGGTTTGAGCGGTCATAAGCTATCCCCTTGTAAACCTTGAGTTAAGGACTCTAAAAGCGACTGCAGCTTGAAGCGCCACAACGCCGTTTCCGCCGCACCGAAGCTGATCGGCTCTTGCCTGGTCCAATACCATGGCCATCCCATCAACCAGCACACGAAGGCCGGGTTTAACCGCTGGCGCAAGATGCGGGCTGATTTCGAGGACTTCGGGCCACGCAAGGGCGTTTGGCCCACATGCGAGAACTGGCCAGTCTCCGCTGCGTGTCCCAA